GGGGAGTTTCTGCTAGCATAAAGCTAGAACATGGAGGTACTACGATATGGCATGGAGAGAACGTTCTCGCGGCAAGTTCGCCGCCCCACTTGGGTGTCACGAAGAGGTCACCTACTCCGACTGTTCTAATCCACAACCGTGGACTGATTGGTCGGGGACAGGAATCTCGTATGGCACTGTCGAGTGGATGTCCGATGTCATTGTTCCGCAGTATCACCAGCGAGTCGCCAAGGGGGAAGTATTCTTTAACCCCATGGTCAAAACTTCGTTGGAGCGGTCTCATAGTGGCTCGCAAGGCCATCGGCAAAATAATACGCCGATTGCGCCGTGCATGCAGTTCCGCCGCTATGAGGGTTTCGGCGACTACATTGGTAATGCAGTCGCCGCCCTGGTTGGGGATTCACCTACTGTAACACCCCCAGCGTCTAACGACGCCGTCATCAGGGACCTCAGGTCTGAAGTAAGTACTACTGTTTTGGGTAACCGTGGGATCGGCGAGTCTAACCTTTGGGAAAGCCTCGCTGAGTATAAACAGACCGTCGATATGTTTTCCGACGTTCATGGCCGTTTTGCGGCCCGCTTCGAAGATCTGAAAAACGATATTCGCGGCGGTTTTGATCCACGGAAGCGTTTTAGCCTGAAACATCTGCCGTTTCGAGCTGCGGGCTGGACAATCTCGTCCTGGCTCGCTTATCGATATGGCATTAGTCCGCTGTTAAGGGACATTCAGACCGTGTTTGATGCTGCGCATAAGAAGTCTAGGCACATGCGGGTAACCACCCGCGCGCATCGTGAAGTTGACCTCACCTCGAGCGTAAGCTTTCAGGTGGCTAGTCAAGGATCGCTGCGTACGACAATTATGCGACTCCTAACGGATCGCGTAGAGGTTCGTGCTATGACTTTGGACGACGTCATGATCGGGTGGCCGGAACATCTGGGCCTCACCGTGAAGGGCTTGGTAACGGTCCCTTGGGACCTTATCACGCTGTCGTTCGTCGCTGACCATTTTGTAAACGTTGGCGATTTCCTGCGCTCGTTTGCTCCTACACCGGGGTGGACAATGCTAGGAGGGTCGGTTGTTGTGACGCGTGAAAGTCGTGAGACTTACACGTCTATGGGGGATACGTGGAATACCTCGGCAGCTTTTACTGTCGAACGGCCCATCACTGGTACCGTTGACGTAAAGCTGGTTACTAAGACCCGTAGCCCGTCTGTAGTTCCGGGCCTGGTTGTTCGCCAAGATTTCTTTGGAAAACACCCGGGTGTCCGAGTTGCGGATTGGTTTGCGCTCAGTGCGCAGAAACTGAGGCAGTTTGACCAGGTTTACCTTCGGGCAAAGCCGGGCGATCTCGTCTCAACTTATGGCGTTCTTCGCCGTGTTTAACCTTTCTAGGGAGAAATCCTGATGTCTTTGTCTATCAACGCCAAGACCTTCACCGCTGACTCATTCCTGCAAAACATTGTGGGATACATCGGGCCGAACAAGACCGTGAGCGTTAAGGACGACGCGAAGTTGTATCGCGTTGCCCCGAAGCCCACTTCGGCCTTCAGCGGCGTAGGTCGCACAACGGCAAAACTCACTCGCACTCATACGCTGACGGGAGCGCTCACCCCTTCGGGGGAGGCAATCCTTGAAATCAACGTGTCCATCCCGGTCGGGATGGCAAGTGCTGACATCGACGTGCTGCTGAACGACATGGGGGCCTTTCTTGCCTCGGCCACCTTCAAGACTCACGTCAAAGCCCAGCAGATTAATTTCTGATGAGCAAGCCCCGCGCCAGCAATGGCCGTGGTTTTGGCGTCGTCGAGTCGTTCGTCGGGTAACGGTATCTTGTTGCCTGATACTCTTATCTTTACTTGGAGATCGTAATGAACCCCAAATTGTGGAAGCAGTACAATCAGCTGTCGAAGCGCTTGCGCGCGGGGTCCTTTCAGCTTTACTTGGACCTATTGCGCGACCTGTTGTCGGCCCAACGGCCAACCCCGTGGATGAATGATGCTCTCGGTAAGTTGAGAGCGCAGGACTACATGGGGTTGATTGAGCTGGCTGGCTATGTGTCTAAACAGCAGTATTTGACACCGCAGGAGCATTTTACTGCGAGCCAGTTTGCGGCACTCGTACGGAAGTACCCGTGGCCTACGGATCAGGTTAATTTTGATCCGGAGGCGCGGGCCAGGGAGATCTTCTGGGACTGTGAAAAGCAATGCCTTCACACAAACATAAGATTCCAGCTCGCCCGAAGAGGGTTAGTTGAGAGTTTCCCGTATTCCGCTTTGGAGCGTGCTCGGGCGTGGATTTATTACGTCCTGGGCGAGAGTCCTTCGCTCTCGAGTATGTATGAGAATGCCTATTTTGGGCCGGGCGCATCAGTCGGCGTGCACGGGGATTGCACCAACTTCCTACGTAAGTTGTATGGGAAGTGGACCGTGTCACCGAGCGCCTGTGATTACGTGGTCGGTCTCTTCGGTAGCCATTACCACTTGGAGGAGGTCTTTACCTCTCGGTGGGAACGCGAACGAGCACCTGACCCCGGCGTGGATAACGCCGGGCATCATGTGGACCCAGTGACGTTTCGGGCGGCTGTTTACCGCGGCCTCGTCGCTTTTGATCACGTAGACTACAACAAAGTTTCTTTCGTACTGAAAGACGCCGAAAAGTTCCGTACTGTCGGCGCTGAACCGTTGTGGAACGGCTTTTTGCAAGGAGGGGTTGATGCGGAAGTGCGCGCAAAATTGCGGCGTGTTTCCCTTGATCTCTCTGACCAACGGCCGAACATGTGGATGGCCCGTGAGGGCTCCATGTGCTCCACTGATGAAGGCTGGTGCACCGTCGACTTATCGTCGGCTAGCGATCTAATCGCAGAAGAAGTGTGCCGGTATCTTCTACCCCCAGATTGGTATGAACTTCTCGCCAATCTTAGTGTCCGCTATGGTATGCTTGATGGCACGCGGTTTCGCTATCAAAAATTCTGTAGCATGGGGAACGGTTTCTGTTTTGCCCTTCAGACGCTGATATTTGCGTCCCTGTGCCATGCAGTCGGAGCCGGACAACCTGGGAAGGATTTCCGGGTCTACGGTGACGATATCATTGTACGTCGGAAGGCGTACGACCGTCTTGTAGAGTTACTTAC